TTCTTTGTTCCATTGGGACTAGAGGCCGATACGACACCACACTACCTCTAGCATTAGCAGCAATCATCAATCAGACAAAGAAACCTGACAAGGTTGTTATTTTTGATGACAACGACAATCCTAGAGATGTTCGTGAAGAATTGATTTATAAAAATCTGTTCAAAATGATGGATATCAAAAACATTGCATGGGAATGGGTGTTTGCTCAGAAAAAAGGCACTCATTGGAACCACCAGACTGCCAACATTATGGGCTACAAATGGGTTTGGAGAATGGATGACGATTGCATCCCAGAACCCAATGTACTTAGAACTTTATTGAGTTATGCCATACGCAAAAATGCTGGTGCGGTGGGAGGATCAATACTAACCCCACCAATCCCAAATGCTATCAAAGTCACGGGAAAGATAGAAAACATTAATAATGAACCCAACATTCAATGGGGTTTAATATCTAAAGAACAACAAGTAGAACACTTGCATTGCTCATTTGTCTACCGAGCAGGAATCCATGATTACAACATTGGATTGTCTAGGGTTGCCCACCGTGAAGAGACATTGTTTAGTTATGGTTTACATCAGAAGGGATATAAGCTTTATGTTGTTCCTGATGCTATTACATGGCATTTAAAGAACCCTGAAGGCGGTATAAGAAGTGAAACAGATGAATCTTTATATGTCCATGATGAGCAGATCTTTGCTAATTTCATGCAATATAGAAATCACACTATTGTTGTTTTGAATGGTGGTTTAGGAGATCACATTGTGTTTTCCAAGATATTTCCTGAAATTAAGAATCCTTTGGTTTTTAGCTGTTATCCAGATATAGTCCCAGGGTTTGCTATTGCTCATGCTGAACGTGGGTTTGGTAGTCTTGACCAATGGAATATTTACTTAAAAATGTCCCAATGGGACTGGAAGGGTTCTTTAGAGGATGCTTTCAGAAAGATGTACTTATGATTATTATTAGTCCCTATTCCAAAGCTTTAAGAAACGACAAGCCAAATCCCAAGAATTACCCTTATTGGGATGAGGTCTTAAAAGGAATTAAAGAGCCTGTAGTTCAGATTGGGATTACTGGTGAAAAACAATTATGTGAGGATTTTAGACAAAACCTAAGTTTTGATGAACTAAGATCACTTTTAAAAGAATGTAGGACTTGGATTGGGTGTGATTCTTTCTTTCAGCATTTGGCATGGAAAGAAGGCAAAAAGGGAATAGTCATTTTTTCTAGATCAGACCCTTTGATCTTTGGTCACCCCGAAAATGTAAATCTTCTTAAAAGTAGGGATTACTTAACTAAGTTTCAATTTATTATCTGGGAAGAACAAGAATATGACCCAGATGCCTTTATTGACCCAAATGAGGTTATAAAAGCGTTGGAATTATTCTAGAATTAGGTAAAATTGAAGTCATGCTCGATTTATATATAACTTAAAGTTAACACCATGAGCGATTACATCCCGATTAGAACACCTTTTTCAAACATGAGTTTTGCGCCAGACGTTCCTAGCAACGCTTTGGCTCCTAATGAATACAATTCTGGTAGAAATGTTGAAACAGACGTTAGGGGTGTAAAAAAGATATTGGGTGAGCAATTTATCCTATCCAACATCCCAGGTCAGATTATCTTTTTAGACGGTGGTTATCGCTCTCAAAATCAATGGGTATATATAGCAGCAACAAAACAAGGTAAATGGTATTTAATTACATCAGCTTCTATTTCAAATATTACGCCTGGTGTTGGCGCAAATGCCAATGTGTCCCTAAATAGCGGACTAGTAAATGCGGGCAACTTTGTTATTGGAACTTGTTACACAATCAATACGATTGGATCTACCAACTTTGCTGCATGGGGAGCAACTAGCAATACTGTTGGTGAGCAATTTGTAGCAACAGGTGTTGGGGCGGGGTCTGGAAATGCTTACGCCAATTATTCAAACGATACAAAAATTACGTCTTCTTGGGTTGGTCAAGTATTTTTTGTTAATGACCAACTTAGACCTCCCATGTATTTTGGTCAAACTCAGACTGAAATCTACATTTACGACTCACCTCCCGACAATTACATTTGGAATTATGAATCTTCGCTTGGAGTTACAGCGGTAACTGCTGGGTTTGTGAGAAATTATTCTTCTCCAAATGTGGGTAATATTCTAATTTGCGGGAATTTAAACAAGTCTTTTAGTTCTGGATTGACTGTTAATTATCCAACTACGGTTAGATGGTCACAAGCTTTTGCGCTTACTGGAGTTCCTGCATCTTGGAATCCCACTTTAAGTAACGTAGCTAATGAGCAAGAAATACCTGTCAGAGGACCCATCATTGATGGATTCTTCCTTGGTGGAAGTTTCTATGTATGCTCTTATTGGGATACCGTTGTTTTTTCACCTATTAATTATCAAAACTCTACTGCTCCTATATTTGGAACTCGTTTATTCAACCAAGGTAGGGGTTTAATCAACCAAAACTGTTGGACAAATACTGATGCAATGGTTTATGGGATTGATGCTAGAGACATTTGGCAATTTGATGGTTCTAATTTTACGTGAATTGGAAATCAAGTCGTAAAGAACTATTTCTACAGTAACTTAAACCAAAATTATGTTGATCGTATGTTTATGGTCAATAACACTCAAAAGTATCAAATAGAGATTTATTACCCAGACGCAAGCTCTACTGGTTGGTGCAATAAGATGTTGTCGTATCGATATGATTTGAGAGTATGGAATGCTCCTAGAGATGTTGCGGGTGCTTGTAATGGTTGTGAAGCTCCCGTGTTTAATATTTCTACATCAACTTTTGGTTTAGCTTCTAGAACTATTGTTTATGCAATTGGTGATTTAAATTCCCAACAAATTGTTCAAACAGGGGTTACCAATGCTTTTTGTGGAAGCGTAATTCCTTGTTATTTTGAGAGAACAAATATAGTTTTAAGCACCCCAGATGGTCCTGTTCCTTATTCATCTAAGGTTTATATCCATAGAATATTGCCTGAAGTGTCTGGTACTGGAACAATTAACATTACTGTAGGAGGTGCTAATTCAACTGCACAGACTCCTACATATGGTCAAACAGGGGTTGTATCTATTTCTACCGACAATCCTTGGGTAACCACTCAACAAAATACCGTTAGAACGGTAGCTTTAAAATTTGGTACAACAGATTCAACTGATACATGGCAAGTTTCTGCTATGAATATTCAAGGAACTATTACTGAGGATGCTTTCTAATGCCATTTTCTTTAAGTTCAAACCCATCCATAGAAGAGATATCTGATGCCTTAAATTACATCTTAAGTAATTTTGGATCTAATGTATCTATTGATCCCAATACTGGGGTAGTTTCTGGACCAACTGGACAAATAGGTTATTACTATAGATATCTTTTTATTAAATATGCTACCAGTTTTGAAGGAACTGTGGGTTTTTCTAATTCTCCTACAAATGCCCTATATTTTGGTACAAGAAACAGCAACTCAAATGTTGAATCAAATATTCCCTCTGATTACATTTGGAATAAAGTAACGGGCGGTTTTGGTACTACTAAATTCCTTTGGTACTCTACAAGCGGTGGAAGACAAGTAAGCCTTATTGTGAATGCTACTGCTCCTGGTACGTCTTATTTGGTAGACCCTGGGACGGCAATAGATTTAGATGTTATTACAAACAATAGTGGAAGTGTAAATACTGCGACTGTAGCTATTTATTATTGGACAACAGGCCCTGCCCCAGCAAGACCTTCAACCACTTCTACCTATACATGGGCTACAGGAGCGTTTACTCCTCCTTCTGGATGGTCAGTATCAATCCCTTCAAATACAACGAATGGGGACACTTTATGGGCTATTTACATACCTTTAAAAAGCCCTTCAACTGTTCTTACTGCTGTTTTAAACTGGACAAACACAAGTTATCCAATTGTTCAGGTATCTAAGAATGGATCAACTGGATCAACTGGAGGACCAGGGATCAATGGTACTCGAACTGCTGTTATTACCATGTTCCAATGGGCAGCATCTTCAGGTTCTTTGTCTGCTTTTCCTTCTGGAAATTCTACTTATACATGGGCAACAGGAACTTTTACGCTTCCTTCAACGCCTTATAGTTGGACAATCCTTCCTGGTGCATCGGTAGCTGGGTACACTTTATTTGCAGTTGATGCCATCTATAGTGACAATTTAACAAGTGCAACTTCTTCTATTCCTTGGACAACTAGTGTTGCTTACCCTGTTGGGGCATCTGGAGTCAATGGAAATAGAACTGCTTTCCTTCAGATGTATCAATGGGCGGCATCAACGCCTACATCTTTCCCCGCAGGAACATCTACTTATACTTGGGCAACTGCTTCTTATACTGCTGCTAGTTCACCAAATGGTTGGACTTTATTGCCTGGAAACCCTGTAGCGGGTTATTTCTTGTATGCAATCGATCAAGTTTATAGCGACAATTTAACAACTGCTACGACAACTGTTACTTGGAGTTCTTCTAGTCCATATCCAATTGGATCTTCTGGGGCTAATGGAGATCAAGGATTAAGTTCAATTACTTGTTATTTAGTCCAAAATCAAGCCACTTCTCCTCCTAGCACTCCAGCAAATACAACAGGACCTACTGCTCCATCAGGATGGACTTTGGTAGCCCCTTCAGTTAGCATAGGTGATGTGCTTTGGTATTCTTTTGGCCAATACAATCCAAACGCAACAACTGTAAATGGAGTTCCAGCAGGTCAGACAAAATGGGGTGCTCCAACTGCTGCTTCTGTTTTCCAAGATATACGATCTGACAACTGGAATGGTGGTACACCACCTATATCGCCTCCTTATAGCCCTTTGGGAAGTGCTGGATACTACATACAAAGATCAACTGGGGTAATGTATTTAAACAGCGTTTTGGGTAGAGGTGTTGCTGAATTTGATGGATACAATGCTGGTCCAAGTGGGTATTCAACAGCAATATTGGCCAACAAAAGTTTAAATCAAGCTGCTGGTGTTGAAGCTTATACCAATAATACGTTTATTAGTTCTGGTGCGTTAAGGGCTTATAATACCGCATCTGGTTTTGGCAATGCTATTTATGCTGTTCACAATGGAAGTGGAAGCGGTCTTTATGCACAAAGTGGTAGTGGAATAGGAATTATTGGTACTGGAGCTACTGGTATACAAGGTGGTGGCGGTAGTTATGGAGTAGTTGGAACTGGTGTTTATGGTGTTTATGGAACTAGTTCAAATGGTACTTATGCAATGTATGCAAATGGTTACTACGGCACGAACAACAGCACATTGGTAACCAATCTTTATTCTGATTTTTCTAGAACCTTAGTTGGAACATCATCATCCAATCAACTTAGGTTTGTTGGTGGAACTTCAACTGGTTCTGGTGTCGCTACTTTTGCAAGTACCAATAAGCCTGGTTCCACAACTACTAACGTATGGATGACCATACAAATTGATGCAACAACCCTTTACATTCCTGTCTGGACATAATCATGAGAACAACGACTATTCCACAAACTACTGTCACCGAAGACATTAGCCTTATAGATGAAACTCCAGGTTCTGAAGTTAGATTTCTTGTTGGTAAACGTGAGTCTAATGGTAACTGGGTTGTACCTCAACAATT